CTTGAGATTGAGCGGATCGGGCAGCGCGGCGTAACCGATGCGGATGGTGGTGATGGCGGTCATGGTCAGGCTCCTTCAGGATTGGGTGGGGGCATCGGCCCGGGCGCGGCATCCGGCCTCGAAGGCGGCTTCGAGCGCGGAGCGGATCGCCCAGACGCCGTGTTCGTGGAAATCGAGGCTGTCGGAGTTGCGGGTTTCCAGCGTTTCGAGAAACAGGTGACGGTCCGCGATCTCGAGAAGCAGCGCGTCGCGATCGTGCTCCGGCGCGGGTTTTTTCCGGGTGGTCATGGGGCTGTCTCCGATCCTTTGCCTGGCGGTGCACGATGCCCCGCCTTGTGGGGATCAGAGTCACTCGACCGGGAAGTGTAATCAACTGAAATAGACGCATTTCCGCGTTTATTTCCAATGCCTTGAGGATCTTCAAGGCTCCATGGAAGGACTGTCCGAGCGCGCCTACGCCGCCCATGCCGGGCTCTCGCGCGGCGCGGTGCAAAAGGCGCGCAAGACCGGGCGACTGGTGCTCTTTGCCGATGGCTCGATCGATGCCGCGGCGTCGGATGCGCGCCGGGGCGGGATGACCGATCCCGATCAGCGGATGCGCGCGCGGGGCGGGATTGGTGGCAGCGGCAGCACTGAGGCCGGTCCCGTCTCCGGGCCGGGCGACAGCGCCTCCTATCTCAAGGCGCGCACCGCGCTGACCGTCTACCAGGCGCAGGAGCGTCAGCTGGCGATCCAGCGCAAGAAGGGCGCGCTGGTCGATCGCGCCCGCGCCGAGACGCTGGTGTTTCGACTGGCGCGGCAGGAGCGTGATGTCTGGGTCACCTGGCCCACGCGCGTGGCAGCAACGATGGCCGCGCAATTATCCGCAGAGATGGAGACAGCTACGGGCAGCCCCGTTTTGATCGAGACTGCGATCCTGCAGAGGGTGCTGGAAACCCATGTCCGAGAGCAGCTCGACGCCCTGGCCGACCTCCGGGTCAGCCTTGCATGAAGGAGAACACAACAACGACCTGACCGAGGGGCTCGACCTCGGGTTTGATGGGGCCGCGGACATCCTGCGGGCCTGGCGGCGCGGCGTGCGGCCCGATGCGGACCTCACGGTGTCGGCCTGGGCGGATCAACATCGCTGGCTGTCCTCGCGCGCCTCGGCGGAACCGGGGCGCTATCGCACCGCGCGCACGCCTTACCTGCGCGCCATCATGGATGCGCTCTCGCCCAGCCACCCGGCGCAACGCGTCACCTTCATGAAGGCCGCGCAGGTGGGCGCGACCGAGGCTGGCAACAACTGGATCGGGTTTGTGATCCATCACGCGCCCGGCCCCATGCTCGCGGTCCTGCCCACCGTCGAGATGGCCAAGCGGACCTCGCGCGGCCGGATCGACCCGCTGATCGAGGACAGTCCAGCGCTCAAGGAACGGGTCAGCCCGGCCCGTTCCCGCGATGCCGGCAACTCGATGCTGTCCAAGGAATTCCCCGGCGGCATTCTGGTGCTGACCGGGGCGAATTCGGCGACCGGGCTGCGGTCGATGCCCGCGCGCTATGTGTTCCTCGACGAGGTCGATGCCTATCCGGCCTCGGCCGACGAGGAGGGCGACCCGGTTACTCTGGCGGAGGCGCGCACCACCACCTTCGCGCACCGGCGCAAGGTGTTCATGGTCTCGACCCCGACCATTCGGGGCATCAGCCGGATCGAGCGGGAATACGAGGCCAGTGATCAGCGCCGGTACTTCGTGCCCTGCCCGCATTGCGGGGCGATGCAATGGCTGCAGTTCGAGCGGCTGCGCTGGGCGAAGGGACGGCCCGAAACAGTCGCCTACCATTGCGCGGGCTGCGAGCGTCCCATCGCCGAGCACCACAAGACCGACATGCTGGCGCGCGGCGAATGGCGCGCGACCTCCGTCGCGACGGATCCGACCGCCATCGGCTTCCACCTATCGGCCCTCTATTCGCCGCTGGGCTGGAAAAGCTGGGGCCAGATCGCGCGTGACTGGCTGGCAGCCCAAGGCTCGGACGAGATGCTGCGCGCGGCGCGCAACACGCTGCTGGGCGAGACCTGGATCGAGAGCGGGGAAGCCCCGGAATGGCAGCGGCTGGCCGATCGGCGCATTGCCTTCCCGGCGCAGATCCCCGCAGGTGGGCTCTTCCTGACCGCCGGGGCGGATGTGCAGAAGGACCGGATCGAGGTCGATGTCTGGGCCTGGGGACGGGGTATGACCAGCTGGCTGGTCGATCACATCGTCATTCCGGGCGGGCCGGATGATCCGGCCTGCTGGGACAGGCTGACTGCCCTGCTGGGGCAGACATGGGCCCACGAGAACGGCGCCTTCATGACGCTGGCCAGGCTCGCGATCGACACCGGCTACGAGTCCGCCGCCGTCTATGCGTGGTCGCGCAAGCAGGGGATCGCGCAGGTGGCACCGGTGAAGGGGCTCGAAGGGTTCAACCGGACTACGCCCGTCTCGGGGCCGACCTTCGTCGATGCCACGGTGAGCGGGCGCAAGCTCAAGCGCGGGGCGCGGCTCTGGACCGTGGCCACCGCCACCTTCAAGGCCGAGACCTATCGGCACCTACGCATCGAGCGACCATCCGAGCCGGACGCGCCCACCCCCGCGGGCACGATCCACCTGCCCGACTGGGCCGACAGCGAATGGCTGAAACAGCTGGTGGCCGAGCAGTTGGTCACGATCCGCAACAAGCGCGGCTATGCCCGCCAGGAATGGCAGAAGCTGCGCGAGCGCAACGAGGCGCTGGACGCCCGGGTCTATGCGCGTGCCGCCGCATGGATCCTCGGCGTCGACCGCTTCGACGAGCGGATGTGGCGGCAACTGGAGAAACAGGCGGGCGTCGACAGCACGGCCTTCGCAGCTGCCCCGGCCGAACATGGCAAACCTGATGCGCCCGAGGCCGGGCGCATCACCGCCCCGCGGCGGCGCGGCTGGAAGATCAGCACGCCGCGATACATGGAATGACCGGAACCCCAATGACCCTCGATGATCTGAAATCCCGACACAGCGCGCTGCTGGCCGCGCGCTACAGCGGCACGCGGTCGGTCAGCTATGACGGCAAGAGCATCAATTACGGCTCGGACGCCGAACTCGCCGCCGCCATTGCCGATATCGAGCGGAGGATCGCGGTGCTGGAACGCACCGGTCGGCGCGTCTTGCGCCCCTTCGCCGTGAAGGATCTGTGATGGGCGGCGCGATGAACTGGCGGCAGCGCCTCGGGGCCTTTATCGGCGGGTTCGATGCCGGCCAGCATCATCGCCGGTTGCGCGGGTTCCGCGCGACGCGCGCGCATGTCAACGCGCTGATCGCCGCCGCCGGGCCGGACATCACCGCGCGTGCCCGCTGGCTCGTGCGCAACAACGGTTATGCGGTGAACGCGGTCGAGAGCTGGGCGGCCAACACTGTGGGCGACGGGATCAAGCCGATATCAAAAATCGGCGATGCCGCGCGCAAGGAGGAGCTGCAGCGCCTCTGGCTCGCCTGGACCGACGAGGCGGATGCCGAGGGGCTGACAGATTTCTACGGGCTCCAGCGCCGCGCCGCGCGCGAGGTCTTCATGGCGGGCGAGGTGTTTTTCCGAATCCGCATGCGCCGCCCGGAGGACGGGCTCACCGTGCCGCTGCAACTGGAGATGCTGCCTGCCGAGATGCTGTCGCTCGAGCGGACCGGGACAGCGGCCAATGGCAACGCCATCCGTCAAGGCATCGAGTTCGACCGCATCGGGCGGCGCGAGGCCTATCACTTCCTGCGCCGCCATCCGGGCGACAGCACCGACCCGGGGCTGGCGGGAGAGGTGGTGCGCGTCCCCGCCTCCGAGGTGATCCATGTCATCGACCCCATCGAGGGCGGCCAGCTGCGCGGGGTGTCGAAACTGGCCCCGGCCATCGTGAAGCTGTTCCTGCTCGATCAGTACGACGATGCCGAGCTCGACCGGAAGAAGGTCGCGGCGATGTACGCGATGTTCGTCACGTCGCCTGCGCCCGAGAGCCCGCTCGCCCAGGCGGAGGACGAGGACGCCCCTGCAAGTGTCGAGCTAAGCCCGGGGCAGATCGTTCGCCTCGATCCCGGCGAGGATGTGACCGTCGGCCAGCCCGCCGACAGCGGGACGACCTACGAGCCGTTCCAGTACCGCACGCTCCTGCAGATTTCCGCCGCACTCGGCATCCCCTATCCTTACCTCGCCAATGACATGGTGAAGGGCAACTTCTCGAACTCGCGTCTTGCCCTGATCGAGTTCCGCCGCCGCGTCTCGGCCTGGCAGCATTCGGTCATGGTCTGGCAGCTCTGCCGTCCGGTCTATGCGCGCTGGATGGATGCCGCTGTCCTGTCCGGTGCGCTCACCCTGCCCGGCTATGAAGCCAACCGCGCGCGGCTGCTCACTGCCGACTGGCTGCCCACCAAGTGGGACTGGGTCGACCCCCTCAAGGACGCCAATGCCGAGATCGCCCAAATCGAGGCGGGCCTGAAATCCCGCACGCAGGCCATCGCCGAGCGCGGCTATGACGCCGAGCAGGTCGACCGCGAGATCGCGGCGGAGCGCGCGCGCGAACGGGCGCTAGGCCTCGACTTCCGCCGCCCCGGCTCGCCCGCGCAGGGCGCGACGGCGGTGCCGGGCGAGACCGAGGAGACAGACGCCACCGACAGCGACGACACGGACGATGAAAACGTCCCTGACAACAGGCACGAA